TCCGATCACCACCCCCCAGAGCCAGGGGGGACTACCGCGGTACCAGCGGGGGGTCGTCATGCGGCCCTCGTGAGCTCGATGTATCCGAGGATGCGCGACGTGGCGACGGGCTTCATCGCCACGGCCACGCCTTCGCGCGAGAACCCGGCCCAGCTGGTGTTGCCTTCGACGCTGCGTACGCCGCGCGCATGGACCCGCGCCACGAGGCCGATGTGGTCTGCGATCGTGTCCGGGTTCATGTCGTAGCACACCCAGTCGCCGGGCTTGGGCTCGTAGCCGCTACCCACGTCGTGCCACGTGCCATTCTCCTTCGCCCACTTCACCCAGACGCGCACGGCGCCGGCGTCCCGCGGGGGATGGGCGGCGCCGCCATCTCTCGCCCACCGGCGCGCGACACAGCCACACCAAGCCGACCCCAGAGGGCTCCCCGCTTCGCGTACCACCTCGTCGATGTACGGCGAGCGGTTGGCCGCCTGCGTGCCCTCTTCGATGCCGATGTCCGCGTGCGCACGGCGCACTACCGCGCGCCGGAGCTCCGCATCGGGGCCGGTCAGCACATCCAGCCATGCGCACGATTGCACGGCGACGGACATGCTACGCGCCCTCGGTTGGTGCAGGCGCCGGCTTGCGCAGCGGGGAGTAGCCGAGGCCCGCGAGCGCAAGGCTGATCAGCTTCGCGAGCGAGACGAGCTTGCCCGTCACTGCCTCGCTGACGCCGAGATCGTGCAGGGTCGCGATGAACTGCGCGTCGAAGAACAACAGCAGCAGCCCGCTGAGGACGCCGAGGACCATCGTCTTCCGGCTGGTGAGGAACGTGAGCAGCATGTCCATGAGAGGCTCCAGGTGAGAGGGGATTACTTCCGGTGCTGCGTGGTCAGCATCAGGTTCACGAGCTGGTCGATCCGTCCTTCCAGGCGCGAGATGTCTGCCTTGGTGGCGGTGTTCTCCGGTGCGTGCTTGGCGTCGCTCTCGATCCGGATCACGCGCGCGCTCATCTCTTCGAAGGCTTTCGTCTGCGCGTGCACTGTGCTGCGCAGGTCGAAGAAGGCCGCGACGCACGCGGCGATGATGCCCACGAGCGTCCAGTCGAGGATCAGGCGGCGGCGGCGGTCGGTGACCTCGATGGTCATATCACCAGCTCTCCAGGCTGCGGGAAGTCGGCGAGCCAGGCGTCCACTTCGGCCGCCGCATTCGCCACGTCGATGCGCCCCGGGGTGCCCTCGGGGACGTTGGTCAGCACGTTGATCACGACCGCGACGCCGTATTGCGTGTCGGGGTCGTCGAGGTTGATGTCGTCGGCCATGTCCCGCGTCTCGGCCAACGTTTCGAGCGCCGCGCGCAGATCGAGCGGCACCGCGGGATCGATGCGGAGCGCCGTCAGCGTGATGCGCTGTGCCAGCGTGCGGCGGCGCATGAACTGCACCTGCGTGAGGCGGCGCCGCGTCAGCGGTACCAGGTCCCCCGCGGCGTTGATCGTGAAGCCCTCGGGCAGCCGCGGCATCCTAGAGCGCCTCCAGCAGCTGCGCGCGCGTGAGCGACCCGGCGAAGAGCGCGGCGTAGCGCACGATGCCCGACCCGCGCACGCTGTTCCCGCGTTCGTTGAGGCGGATCATCGCGGCATCGCCACCGCCCCACTCTGCCGCGAGGGCGTTGGCGCTCGACGTCGTGCCGACCACCTCGGCGCCGCCGTTGCGTACGAGGGCGAGCTGCACGGCCCCCGTCGCGAGCAGCCGCGCGCGCGCCGAGAACCGGGTCCCCAGGGTAATCGGGAGGGCCGAGGCGACCGTGCTGCTGCCGTTGTCATGCACGAACTGCATCTCGCCACTGCCCGTCCCGAGCAGGGCGAGATACGCCCCCGTGATCGCGTCCGTGGTGAGCGACCAGTACGGCGCATCGCTGGTGGTCGCGTTGCCCGACTCGATGCCGTCGAGCCGCAGCGTCAGCGCCCCCATGGCGAGGCGCACGCGCCCCGTCGTGGCGTCGTAGTAGCGCAGCGCTTCCTCGGCGCTGAGCAGCAGCCCGTCGTCCTCGCGCGAGTCGTCGCCATCCCAGTCGATCGAGGTCCACGCCGGTGCGGAGGCGGCCAGTGTGCCCGCCGTGCCGTCGGTCGCGTGGACTGTGGCCGCGCTCGTGCGGCCGCGATACGCCACCGAGAGCCCCTCGGTCAGGGGCGCCAGCAGGCCATCCCACGCGCGCCAGCTCCAAAGGGCGCGCGAGCGCACCCGGTGGGGCGTGCCGTCGAGACGGGCGTCGAGTTGCTGAGTGCCCAGCAGGGGGATGCGGCTCATGCGGCGTCCGATTGCAGGTAGGTCCACCAGCCCGTGCCGGCGCTCAGCTGCACCCGGAGCGGAGCGCTGCCGAACGGCGGCGGCGCGGCGTGCTGCCAGCGCGACGACAGCGCCAGCGAGCGCCAGCGGTAGACGTCTTCGGTCCCGCCCGCGGCCGTGCGGCGGATCAGGAGATGCGGCGCATCCAGGCGCAGGCTGAGCGTGTCCCCGGTCGCGAGCGACACCCCGCGCAGTGCGTGCCGCCAGAGGATCGCCCCCGCCGGCGAGAGGCAATCGATATCACAGGCCCCTGACAGCGGCCCATTGAGCACGATCTCGCCGCCCACCGGCAGCCCGCGGATCGGCACGACAGCGGGTGTCGTGCTCAGGTACACGCGGGTTGCGGCGCGCTGGTACACGGCGCCGTCGCTGCAGCGGATCGGGAGCGACACGCGCCAGCACTGCCGGTCGGGCGCCACGAACGCCTTCTCTGGTACGTACGGCTCGACCGTCGCGAGCCCGGCGACGCCGCGCTGCAGCGCGCGGGGCGCGTGCGGCCAGCGCAGCTCCAGCAACCCGCCAAACGCATCGTGCAGCGCGGCGAGCTGCTGCTGCAGCGTCTCGAGCGCCACGTTCAGGAGCACGCCCGTCAGCACGAGATCGCGCGCGCTACTCGCCGCAAACGGCTCCAGGCGCCCGCCGGTCATGCCGGGCACGCGCGCGCTGTCCGGGAGCGGCCGCGTGACGCTATCGAGCCACCGCTCCGGGCGCTGCAGCACGAGGCCGAAGCGTTCGAGCGGGGTCTCGTTGACCCACAGCATCGTCGGCACCGTGCGGGGCGGGGCCGACGGCGTCGACGGGCCGGGCTCCGGGCCGGGGCCCGGGCCGGGACCGGGGCCACTCACGCCCGCCGGCTGGAAGAGCCAGCGAAAGCCAAAGCTGCTGCTCATCGGATCCTCCGCACACCGGCCGCGATCGCGCCGGCGCCGAGCAGCTGCGCACCATCGCGCGCGAGCTGCCCGACCTCGAGCGCGGCCACCGCGACGCCGGGCTGCTCATCGATGGCGGTGAGGCGGACCTCGCGGTCCAGATCAGTCAGATGCACCGTGCCGCCGAGCGTGAGCGTGGGCAGGAGGTCGGCCGGGAGGCCGAGCAGGGTGGCGACGTCGGCGCCGAGCGCGGCCACCTCGAGGCGATCCGTGATGCGGGGGAGCGCCTGCTGCGCCAGCCGCCGGAGCGCCGTGAGCATCAGCGGGGTCGCGAAGCTCTCGCGCGTGTAGGGCGCGTCGAGCGCCTCGCCGACATACCAGAGACTGCGGAGATGCAGGCACCAGCGCGTGAAGTCACTCACGTGCCCGCCGTACACGCGGAAGCTGTACAGTCCCGACGCCGCGATGATGGCGCGCGTGGTGAGCGTGACCTCGCCAGGCGCTACCGTGACATCGAGCCCTTCATCGTCGAGCCCACTCCAGCCGAGGATCGTGCCGGTGGCGTCGACGATCGCGCAGACCGGCCCTTGCGGCGCGAACCAGTCGGCCTCGGACAGGGTGAACTCGCTGCGCACCGTCACCTGGCGTGAGGCGCCCTCCGGGACCCGCACGTAGCACAGCGCGTGCGCATAGCCGGGCGTGCTGCTCGAAGGCTCGGGCGTCGCGCCACCCACGGGGCAGGTGAGCCGGAGCGCACTGCCCGCGCGCGACGCGCCGGCCGGCAGCAGGTTCGGCACCGTGATCGTCACGAGCGTGTTGTCGGAAATCGCGTTCGGATTCGCGCCGGTCAGCGTGACGTTCGCTTGGCCGCTCCCGTTCGCGATCACCGTCGCCGCCGCATAGAGCACATTGCCCGGCACCGGGACCGTGGAGCCTGCGACCACGCGATAGATGCCGTAGGCCTTCGGCGCCGTCGCACTGTCGCCCAGCACCCACGTATCGACGCCGGCGACCTGCACGGACGGGGCGCCCGCGGTCACCTCGGCGAAGAGGCGCAGCTGCCCCGCGGCGTGCCAGCTCGCGCGCACGTCCAGCCCGCGCGCATACGTGCGGCCGGCCGGGATCGCGGCAGCGAGTGTGAGCGTCGCGCGCCCATTGCTGCCCCAGCTGGCCGGGGCGCCCAGCGCGTACGTGTCGTCGCGATTCCACGTGACCGACGCGAGCCCGACCGGGAAGGCGGCGCTACTCGCCCCCGTGCCCATGAAGAACGACGCCGTCGTGCCGACGAGGCTCTCAAGGCGCCACGTGCCCGAGCTGCCCGCCTGCAGCCAGAGGCCACCCGGTGGGTAGTCCGCGAGCGCGACCTCGTCGAGCGTGCTCGTCGCGGCCGCGAATGACACCGTGTGGCTGTAGCCCACGAGGATCGTATCGCCCGTGTCCGGATCGATGTCGGTCACCGGGTCGACCGACCCCACGGCCGTGATGTTGAGCGTCGCCGTGATCGTGCGGCGCAGCGTGATCGTGTCGGTGGCAAGCCAGGGGCGCGTGGCGATGAGCGCCTGTGGCCGGAACGGCAGCACCGTGGTCCCTGCGACCCGCAGCCCATTGAGCAGCAGCGTGCGGGTTTCGCGCTCGATGGTGAAGGTCCATGTCGAGCCGTCGGCGACGGTGGCGTTCGAGACGTCAAAGGTCCAGAAGCCGGTGCCCGTGTCGTACCACGCGGTGGACGGGATCTGCAGCGTCGGGGTGCTCTCGGGCGCGAGCGTCAGCACACTGCCCGCAATCGCCGTCACGCGCGCGACGATCGTCTGTCCGCTGCCGCTCCCCCAGCGGAGCCGCGTGACACCTGCCACGGGCGAGGACACGGGACCGCCCACCGTCGGCAGGTAGCCGGAGACGGTCACGGTGGCGCTCACCCCATCGGGCGCGATCGTCGGGGGCGCCGCGCACAGCACCCGGAACGGCTGTGTCGGCCACGTGGTCTGGTCGAGTGTGCTCCGGCTCCCACCGAGGAAGGGAGGGGAGAGCCCTACCCGCCCGGCCGAGAGGGCGGGGTGGAGGTAGTCGCAGCGTGCCCCCGTCCCGAGCAGCCCGCCCGACGTCGCGGCGAGCGTGCCGGGGATGCCGCGCGGCAGCAGGTCCGTGTCGCTGTCGCGGAAGCGCAGCGCGACGGCCATCACACTCTGCTCACCGTCGAGCACGAAGGCCCGCGTCTCGCGCCGGATCAGCGTGAAGGGCGCGTTGTCCGCGAAGTCGCCGGGCAGTCCAGGCGCCGCCACAGTGAGCGAGAGCGCGCCGGAGGCGTCGGGGATCGCGCCGCCGGTCACGGGGAGCACCACGCCGCCGGTGCGCAGCTCCATGCCCCGCCGCAGCGGCTGCCCCGGTGTCAGCCCGTCGATGGCGAAGGGCGTGCCCGTCCCGGTGCCGGCGGGGCGCGTGCCGTTCGCCAACGCGGTGAACGTGCGCCCCAGCTCATCGCGCAGATACTCGGTTCCCCCGCCGCCGTTCGCCGGCGACCACAGCGCGAGGCCGAGCTCGTGCCCGCCGTTCCTGGCGTACTGCCGTTCGCCGCGTCCGCCGGCGATCTGCAGGTCACGCACGACGCGCCCGTATTGCCGGACCGCCGACGGCAGTTCGAGGGTTTCGAGTGGTGTCCCCGCCGCATCCGCGACGATCTGCACCCGCGCCCCGATTGCCGGGGGCGTGCTGGTGGTGACCACGAACTCACTCGACGCCAGCGTCGTCGCTTCGATGCGGAGGAGCGCCGACCCGTCGAGCGCGTCGAGATATCGCGCCGGCAGGTCGAGCGCCGGGTGTGCGCAGTACTGCCCGTCTTCCAGCAGCGGCGACTCCTCGGACGTCGGCGAGCGAAGCGCAATCGCCACCTGTCCACCGCCCAGGGATCGCACCGCCGTGACGCGCCACAGGTTCTCGCCGATCGTCGCGCGCTCGCTGTCCGTCGTGGCCGGCTCACCGGCGACGCGCGCCACCGTCATCAGGTTCGTGAAGTCCTCCTGCAGCTGGTGGTCCTCGAGGAGGCCGCCGTACGCGAGCGGGACCACCGAGGCACTCGCCCCGATGCGCCGCAGCAGGTCGACTTCTTCGGCGCCATCGAGGGCGATGCGCCACTGCACCTCGGCATCGGTGGCGTTGACGATGGCGCTCAGCAGCTCGCCCCGCGTCCACCGGTCCCACGACAGCGGGATCGGGTCCAAGAACTCGACGACGCCCCAGCGCACGCCGGCGAGGCGATCGGTCTCCTGTTGCACGAAGAGAAACCGATCGCCGTACTGCCGGGGTGTGAGGTTCTCCGTGAAGCGGTACACCGTGCGCCCGCTCAGCGTCTCGCGCACGAGGTCGCTGTCCGCGAGGTCGTAGATCCGCGGGTGTGCCGTGACCGTGAACTGCAGCCCCGACGCGCCCTGCGTCTGGCGCGAGCGGTTGGCGACCCGCACCTCGGCGTAGCCCCCACGCGCCAGCCCGTCGATGCGCACGATGGCGCGATCGGCCGCACGATCCCAGGCGAGCCCCGCGTCGAGCACCAACGTGGCGACCCCGCGCGCACTCAGTTCGCGGCGCAGCACGGACCCGGGCAGCGCCGGGCCGAGGTTGCCGAGCGGCACCCCACCGGCCGACGTCCAGTCGGACATGAGCGTCAGCTCCCAGCTCATGCGACGCCGCTCCCGAGGAAACGGATTTCCTGCGTCGCTAGGCGACCGAGCTGCGCGGCGATCTCGCGCGCCACCATGGAGCCCGCGGCGGCCGGCGTGGCGCCATCCGCGGAGATGCCGCCCACGTGCACCGTGATGGGACCGATGTTCACGATGGTGCCAGCGCCGCCCGCGCCCGCCGTCGGGAAGGTGGGGAAGCGCAGCGAAGCCAGCGACGCCGGCGCGCCGCGTCCGAGGATCGCGTCCACTAGCGCACCCTGTGCCCCGGTGTTGATCGCGATCTCGCGCAGCAGTCCCGCGAGCGACTGGCCCGTGATCTCGGACAGCCCGCCGAAGTCGCCGACGACGTTCGTGTTGCTGCGCTTCGTCGCCGTCGCCGTCGAAGTGGCCGCCGCTGTGCCTGTCGGGCGGGCCTCGCGCTCCGCCGCCTGCGCCGCGGCATTGTCGATGCGCCGCGCGCCGATCGCCCGAATGCGCCGCTCCAGATCGGGCGTCAGCAGGTTGAGCGCCGTCGCCGTGGCGATCATCTGCTCAACCCAGATCTCGGTCTGCAGGCGCACGGCGTCGAGCCCTTGGCCGAACGCGTCGAAATACGCCAGGTTGATCTGCGTCAGGAAGTCTTCCTGCTCGCTCGCGAGGGTGGCGAGCGCCTCGCCCAGCCCATCGAGCCCGCCGTCGATCTGCGTGAGTGCGGCGATGATCTCGTCGCGGTTCATCCCGAAGCGCTCGACGAGCTCCTCGTCGGTCAACCCTTCGATCGACTGGTAGAACTTCTTGATGTTCGTCGTGGCGCTCGCGATGCCGTCCGCCGAGCTGACGTCGATCGTGCCGAGCGCCTCGCGGAACGACTTGCTGAACGACCCGAGGGTCGTGAAGAACGCGTCGGCGCCGGTCGAATCGTTGAGCGCGATGTCGAGGTTCGCCTCGCCGGTCGCCAGCGAGCGCCGACGCTGGCGCGCGGTCTCGGCTTCGGCGGCGTTCTCTTCCGCATCCTGTGCGGCCTCGTCGATGATCTGGCCGAGCAGCCCGAAGAACAGCTGCAGCGCCTGCAACAGGGGGCGCTCTTCCTCGGTGATCTTGCCGTCCTTGAGGATCTCCGTGATTTGTGCGCCGATGTTCGCGCGCACGGCCGCCGGGTCGAACCCCTTACCAAAGAGCGCCGCGATGTCAGGGAACTGCTCCGCGTACGTCTCTGCCCATCCGGTGACCTGTTCCAGCAGTGACAGCCCGAAGGTGTTGATCATCTCGCCGAACGCCTCGGCGGCCTGCTGCAGCGGGTCCGCGAGCGCGCCGAGTGCCGCGTCGATGTTCCCGAGGATGGCCCGGATCGCCTCAACGATTGGCTGCTCGGCGTCGGAGATTCCGCCTTCCAGCAGCTTGTTGAACTCGGCCCGCAGCTTCGCGCGGAGCGCGGTCAGCCCCGCTTCGGTGTTGAGATCGAGCCCCTTGGCGATGTCATCGAGCTGCGAGAACAGCCCACCGAACGTGCCCAAGGCGCGCGCGAGCTTCTCGCCCGCCGTGCCCCCGAGGATGTCGTTCGTGTCGTTCAGCTCATTGATGGCGCGAGTGCGGGCGCGCGTGGCAGCCGCCGCGGCGGCTTCCGCTGCCTGCACGGCCTTGAGCGCCCGGATGTATTCCTGATAGCCCTCGGCGCCGTCGAAGTCGTTCATGGCCTGTTCGAGTTCACGCTGCGCCGCAAGGCGCTCGCGCTCGACTTCGGCCTCTTCGCTCCGCCCCTGCGCCACGAGGCGGCGCACCTTGAGGTCGTCCGTCGCCGTCTTGATCTGCGCGGCCTGCTCGCGGCGGAGGGCTTCCTCGGCGTCCTCGGCTCGGCCGATGAGGATGCGCACAGCGGCCGCGAGATTGAGCATACTCGCGTACGCTTCTCCCCCACTGAACGAGAGGCGCGTGATTTCTTTGTCGAGCAGCGCGAGATACGCACGCAGTCCGTCGGCGTTCTGCCGCCCGCCGCGCAGCTTGCTGTCGTCGAGACCGACCGCCTTGACGGCATCGGCGAGCAAGTCGCCGAACTTCTCGGCAAGGGCATTCCGTGCGGCCGCGAACGAGCCGATGTCCTGCTCACTGATGTCTCGGACGAACTGAGCGAGCCGCTCCTGAAACTGATTCGCCGCCCGGTCCAGCTCTTCTGCGCGCCGCTTGGCCGCTTCGCTCTGTTGGCCAAGCACTCCGACCAGCGAGACCACGCCGCCCGCAATCGCCCCGATGGGACCGAGAGCCGACGCGATGCCCCCGGCACTGGAGAACAGCGCCCCGAACCCGCCTGCCGCCGATGCCGCCGAGCCCAACCCGCTGATGCCGCTGCCAATCGAGACCACCGACGACAGCATCTGCGCCAGCTCGGTGTTGCCGTCGCCCAGCAGCTGCACGAGCGAGAGTGCGGCCTGTGCGCTCGACTGGATGCCGGCGCCCAGCGACTGCGCGGCATTCGCGGCCGTGGTGGTGTTGGCGGCGAGTGCCGCCGTCGCCTCGGCTTCGTTCTTGACGAGCGCCGCCAGCTGGCGCTGCGCTTCGGCGCGTACGGCGGGATCGGTCTTCGGATCGTCCGCGATGGCCTGCAGGGCCGTGCGCACGCTCAGCAGCTCGTTCTCGGCGCGCTTCACATCGGCGATCGTCGGCACGCTCTCGGCGTAGCTCGCGTTCGCCGCCTTCGTAAAGAGCGCCTCAGTCTGCGCCGCCGCAGCCGCGCGCTCCGACAGGCGCGTGATCTCCTTCAGCCCGTCGCGCCGCTTCTCCGCAACTTGGACCTGCTCACGGAACCCGGCGGTCAGCGCGCGCAGCTTCTCGGCGTTTTCCGTCTCGCCGAGACGTTCGGCCTGGTCCGCCGCCTCAGCGCTGGCCGCGGCCTTCTTCTCCAGCTCAGCCGTGATACGCGCGTAGACGGCATCGAGCGTGCGCAGGGCGCTGCCGCTGGCTTCCGCCTGCAGGTCGGCAAGATCAAGGGTGAGGCTCGCGATCGAGGCTGCGACGGTCTTCGCCGCTGCGGCATTCTCAGCTGCCGCGCGCTTCGCTTTCTCGCCTTCGGCATCGGCGTCCTTTGCCGCATCCTTCGTGGCCGCAGCAAGCGCACGCTTCGCCGCCGCTGCCCGTTCGGTGGCGGTGGCCTGATCGATCGTCGTCTGCGTCTGCGAGAGAAACGTTGGGGTCAGCTTCTCGACCTGCCGCGTGACCTCCTCATATTCTTTCCGCAGCTCCCGCTGTGTGGCGATCAGTTCGTTGAGTTCGTTCCTCGCCTTCTGCAGTTCGTCGCTCCCGAGCGACACACCGAGCGACCCGGGAGCGGAGACCGCTGCTGCCGACGCGTTAGCCTTGTTGAGCCTGCGAAAGGCTTCTTCGAGCTGCGCGAGCTTCGCGCGCGCCGCATCGATCTGGGGTTCGATGCCCAGCAGACCGCCCGAGCTGATGCCCCTCGCTCGTCGCCGCTCCCTCGGGTCCGCGTTCTTCTGTGCTTCTGGGAAGTTCTCATCGCCGCTGAACAGATCGGCCTGCAGCTTCGAGAGGCCGGCGAGGTCCTTTGAACGCGCCAGCGACCGGATATTGTTTTGGATGCTGACTGTGGTCCGCTCAGCTTCTTCCCGCGCCTTGAGGAAGAGCGCCACGATGGCCGAGCCCGCGACCCCGACGCCGGTCACCAGCGCACCGGCGGGGCCGAAGAGTTCCGCGAAGTTGCCCACGGCGGCGCCGAGCGCCAGCACCTTGGCCGAGCCTTCCGACTGCAGCGCGAAGAGAGCCTGCGACACACCGGTCACTCCAGCGGCCGCCTTGCGCGCCTTGTCTACCGTCAGTTCAAAGCTCTTCGCCGTCCGCGCGTTCGCCGTCTCGGCCGACTGCGCGGTCTGTTGCACCCGCTGCTTGACTTCCTCCAGCGCCTTAATGGCGCCCGACGCATCGCCCGTGATCTGCGCGGCGAACTCCGTGGTCCGCGTGCTCACCGCGCGCCGTCCTGCGACTTCGCCTTCGCGTTGGCCTTGGCCACGCGATGCGACTCGGCGGATGCCACGGCGGCCGCCATCGCTTCGGGGACCGACCAACGCCGCATGAGGTGACTCGGCGCGATGCCGTGCTCGCTCGCGTAGCCGGACAGAAACCCGGAGAGGTTGAGGCGCGAGCGCTCCGGGCCTGCGTCCTCATCGCTCGCGAGCGCCGACGCCATCAGCGCGATGGCCTCGAAGTGCAGCTGCCGGTGCGCCACGAAGATCGCGACGTAGTCCTCCGGCAGCAGCTGCGCCGTGTAGTCGGGCGGCTCGATCGCGCCCTCGGCCGGGAAGGGGACGTCGACGCCCTCGGTGAGGAGGATCCACGCCCACGTGCGGAGCGCGAGCCCGTGCGCCAGCGCAGGCATTCCGCGCAGATCGGCCGAGTCATCGGCCGCCGTCACCAGCTCAGTCGCCAGACGGGCCACCGGCTGCACCATCGCGTCGAGCGCGTCGAGCCACGACAGCGCCCACGCGCTCTTGGGGTGCACCAGGCGCTCGCCGATCGAAAGCGCCACCGGCACCGGCTGTCGCGCACTCGCGGCACGCACGGTGGCTTCGAGCAGCGCGTGATCGGTCTCCGTCTTCGCCATCCGTTCGAGCCGCCCCGCGAAGCGTACGAGCTGCGCGTAGCATTCAACCCAGGCGTCGGCCTTCGTGTACCCATTCTCCGCTCCCCCGGGCCACACGGCGGACAGCTCCTCCGCCGTAGCCAACTGCTGGCGGAGGAGCTGCTCGCGCAGCGACCGGCACCGCGCACGGAGCGCGGCACCGGTAAGCTGCCGGGGCGTACGGGTCGCGGTCATCGACCGCTTACTTCACCCACCAAATCAGGTCGGTGAACTTCACCGACACGTTCCACACCGTCGGGCTGCCCTTGCCGACGAACGCCGCCGAGACCGCGACCTCGGGGAAGCAGTTCATGATGTCGGCCACCAGCGTCTTGCCCGACACCAGGAGGCCCTGCGCCCGGAGGCAGAAGTTGGGCGCGCTGCCGATGTTGCCCCGCCCGATGAGGAGGCGGTACGGGTTCACCGTCGTGCCCAGCCCGCGGATCGCGTCCTCGTCCGCGCCGTACGCCGTGGCGATGTTGCGAAGGCTTGACTCGCGCAGGTTGAAGCTGAACGACTGCTCCGGCGTGTCGGAGTCGATGTAGGCGATAGCGCTCCGCGAGTTCGCGGCGCCGATGCCCGTCTTGGTCGCGGACGTGGCGAACGTGCCGCCCGCGTCCTCGATGAAGCCGAGGTCCTTGCGCAGGGCCCGCCGCATGGTCGCCGCCGTGTCCTGGGGGAGCATGAAGGGACGCACCACCGGGATCGGCGCCGCGCTGCCCGGCTTCGTGCCGAGCTGGTTGAGCTCCATGCCGCCCGTGCCTTCGACGAAGAAGTAGTCGTCGTTGGCCCACCCGGCGAAGTTGGTCACCGTGACGTTCGCCGCATCCGCTAGAATGGCGGCGTTCGTGGTATCCACGAACGGGGTCGTGGTGGGGATGTAGAACTTCTCGATGCTCTGCAGGAACCGCGCGAGCTCGGTCCCGTTGTTCAGTCGCTGGCTCATCTCTACGGCTCCTGGGCGCCGAGCGCCCACATGTCGGTCATCGTGAAGGGGATCACCAGCGCGATTGCGATCGCGCCGGATCCGGGTTCGGGTTCCTGCGTCAGCAGGGTGAGATCGTCGGGCAGGTCGAAGGCCTGCCCTTCGAGCGTGAGGCCGGTGGTGCGGCAGGCGGTGAACGCGAGCACGAGGCAGCGCCGCACCACGCGCATGAGGCGATGCGCCGACGCCAACGTGGCCGCGTCGTCGCCCTGGGCCGTCACGCCCACCAGCAGCACCACGACCGTCGCGGTGTCGGCGATCGGATCGCTGCGGAGCGGGTTGCCCCCGAGCTGCAGCTCTTCGCCGACGTTGACCTGCAGCACCCAATGCGTTGGCGTCACCCCTTCGGCGGGGGCGGTCCGCGCCACCCAGGCGTGGTCGATCGCGTTGAACACGGACACGGGCGGTGGCTCCGGATCACCGGCGCCACGGGGCACGGACGCACGCAGCGCATCGACCCCGCCCTCGGCGTCGGCCAGCACCGTCGCGACCCACCGGGGCAACGCCGGCGCGATCATCGCCGCACCTGCAGGGCGTACCAGTCGAACAACGACGACGGCCGCGGCATCGGCTGATCGATCATGTACGACTGGCCACGCGAGGGGATCGTGACCGTGAGCCCCTTCACCTGCGCCACCCCGGCGAAGGCGCCGCGCTTCACCTTGAGCACCAGCTGCTGCGACTGCGTCGTCTGCCCGGCGATCTCCCGCTCGAGCACGGCGTCGTCCAGCAGCCCGCGCGTCACTGTGGGCGCGCCCGCGATGACCAGCGCCTCGCCGAAGTCGGCGAGGAACTGGTCTGCATCGTCGGGTTGAAACGGGGACGGGCTCACGGCCTCGGGTCGGCCTTACGAGGCGTTCAGGACCTTGAGCACACCGCACGCATTGATGCGGCGGGGCACGACCAGCGGCGCCGACTGCGACATGATCCAGCGCACCGACGGGTCCGGCGTCACCCACGACTTCGGGAAGATCTCCAGCGGCTGCATCCCGGCCTCTTCGTCCTGGATCGCGCCCTGGTGCTGCACGCCTTCAATCGCGCCGACGCAGAGGGCGTGGCCGCCCTCCATCGTCCGCGTCTCGGTGCCGTTCGGCGCTGTGAAGAAGCCGGTGTACAGCCAGATCCGATAACCGCCGTACGCGCCCTTGTACTGCAGCCCCTCCGCGACGGGCTCCAGCGACATGATCGTGCCGGCGTCATACTTCGGTAGCTCGAGGTCCCGCTCGACCTTCTTGTTCTTGCGGAACGCCTTCCAGGCGGCGGCATCGAGGATCACGTCGAGGATCGGCGCGCCGGCGAGTTCGACCGTCGTTTCCGACAGGTCGTCGAGGTTGTCCATCGGGTTCGACGTGGTCTCCGACCAGCGGTTTCCGCCGGTGAGGTTGTTCGCGACCGCGCTCGCCTCGAGGCGGGGACTCCGGCCGAAGTTGACCACGGTGCTCGGGTACTTGTCGCCGACCACCGTCACCCGGCCACTGAACAGCGCCTCGAACGCCATCGCCTCCTTGCGGCGCATGATGCGGTCCATCTGATCCTGCAGCTCGTTCGCGAGCGCCAGATCGCGCCGCTGCTCCGGGCTCAGGGTGCCGCCGATCGCCTCGCCCATGCTGCGACGCAGCGCGCGGTCGGGCGTCCACCGGGCCTTTTCCTTGACGTAGGCCGGCGTGAACGTCTCGACGCGCTGGCCGCGCATCTCCTTGACGGGCGCTTCGACCAGGGGATGCACGAACGGCGCGAGGAACCGCTGCCCTTCGTCGATGTCGAAGTGGATGTACTCGTCCTGCGACTGCGTCGTGGTACCGAAGAACGCGTTCAGCAAGCCGGTGTTCGGCCGCTTGAGGTTCTCGAGCACGCCGAGCAGGGTGTTCGTGGTGAAGGGCCCGATCGACCCGACGAGCAGGACGGGGGCGATCGGGAACTCAGTGGCCACCGGCGCGAGGGCCGCGGGGGCGGTCATGAGCGACAGCAGGCCGACGATGGTCGCGAGGACCAGCAGCGGCACCAGCATCACCAGCGAGAAGGCGCCGAACAGCGTCGGCATCGGGGCGGCCGCGGCCGGTGCGGTGCCGCCGTGGAACGCGCCGGCGATCGTGGCGCCGAACACGCCGTGGATCTTGCGGAGCAGGATACGCATAGCTGAGAGATCTCCTGTGAGGGCGTGGCGACGCTTACGCGTTGCTGACGGGGATGAGGTGAATGCCGCGCGCGCGGAGCACGTCCCGCGCCCCCGCGACGGTCAGGCCAGCCCCGATCGACAGCTGGCTTTCGTCGAACTCGCCGCGCTCGTAGACGAGCACTTCGGTGGCCCCCGCCGTGGCATCTGCCGCCATGGCGACGATGCCGTGCGGGCGGCTCGACCCGTCCGTGGCGGCCGCGGCGCAGCGGAGCACCGCCCCCGTTGCCGTCACGGTGATCGTGAACGCATCGCCCGCAACGAAGTCCGTCGCGCCATCGGCGATGGTGAAGTTCACCGGACCCGTGAAGGCAGTCCCGGCGATCGCGCGGCCGATGATGACGCCGTCGGGGTCTTCGACCGCGAAGGTGCCGAGGTTGGTGACCGGCTCGATGCACACCGCGCGGTACACGCCGGCGCGCGCACCGGTGCCGAGCGAGAGGGAGCCGATGGTGCCGTTGCCGGTGTTGCCCGCCACCGCCGCGCCGATCGGCGTGGCGTTGAGCACGAGCCCGACGATGGCGCCGAGCGCCAGCGTCCCGGAGGCGAGGGTGAACTTTCGGGTTTCGATGGGCAGGTAGCCCGCAATGAGCGGATTCCGCTGCTCCGTCTCGGAGCGATACGACGCGAGTGGAGAAGTCATGGGGGTCTCCGTGTGGGAGCGCGGTTAGCCGCGCGGCTTGCGTGCGATCGCACGCGGATTGAACAGCGCGGCGGTGGCGACGATGCGATCCGCGTCGCTCTGCGTGGCGGGACCTTCGCCGATGGCACTCACGCCACCGTGCTGCGTCAGATCGGCTTCGTCGCCGGCCAACTGCGTGAGGCCCGAGGCGCGCACGCCGGGGACCTTGCCCGTGAGCAGGCGATGCGCGGCGGCCTCGGGCGTGCAGCTGGCGTCCTGTACCAGCGTGAGCAGGGATTCGAGCGACGCCTTGTTCGCGAGGGCGAGGATGCCCGTGATGCGCTTTCGTTCCGCCGAGCGGGCGGCGGCGAGGGCCGTACGGAAGGCCGACGGCTTCGCGCGGCGGGCCGTGGTCTCCTGCTCCTCGTCGTCGGTCGCCGTGGTGTCCTGGGGTTCTTCGTCTTCGCTGGCGTCGGCCGGGGCGTCCTCAGCCGGCGTCGCCGTGGCGGCTTCGATTTCGTCTTCGGCCAGCCACGCGTACGTGTCCTCGCCCTCTCCCACCTGCACGCGATAGAAGGACCCATCGCGCACCTCGGTGATCGTGCCGATATCGCCCTCGGCGATCCCGACGTCGCGGGTCACCAAGGCGCGCACCTCGGCGCTGGTTTCGTAGGCGGCCGCCGTGGATGCGGCGCGCGCGGTGCCGATCCGCTTCAGTCGCGGCATAGGCTTGTCCTCGTGTTGTGCGGCACGCGCCGCAGTGGGTGATGCGCTGCTCGCCTCGGTCGCCGAGCCGCGCCAGGTGCCGCCCGCCAGCTCGGCGTGCAGCGCTTCGTAGGTGCCGACCCGATCGGCCAATCCCGCACTCACGGCCCGCGCGCCCACCAGCACGGCGCCCTGACCGAAGCGCGCGTCGACGTCCTCGCGCGTCACGCCCCGGTACTCGGCCACGGTGGTGAGGAACACATCGGCGATGTCGTCGACCATTTGCTGCCACACCCGCTTGCCCTCGTCATCGACGGGCGGGCGATTCTTCTCGGGCGTCTGCGAGCTCGTGATCGTGATCTCGCGGAGCCCCCAGTTGGCCATCATCTCGGTCGTGTCGAGATACGCGACCTGCGCGCCGAGGCAGCCCAGGGCCGACGTCTCGGCGGTCACGATCTCGTCGCACGCCGAGGCGATCCAGTAGGCCGCGCTGCAGGCATCGCCCTCGATAAAGGCCACGATGGGCTTCGTGCCGCGCGCTGCGCGAATGATGCGCGCCAGCTCCTGGCACCCGTTGACGTGGCCGCCGGGGGAGTCGATCGTCAAAACCAGTGCCTTGACCGCTGGGTCCCGCAGCGCCTGGGTGATCTCGTGCGCCAGCACGTCGTAGCTATCGTAGTAGAAGCTGAGCCACGACGAACCTGAGACCAGCGGGCCGTACACGCGGATCTGCCCCACGCCCTGCCGGATCGTGAGGCGGTACGAGTACTCGACGCCATCCTCCGCCTCGGCGGAGACGGCTTCAGCGGGACTGGCCATGAAGCGTTCCGCGGTCGCGAGCACCCGCTCCAACCCCGACGGCGAGATCCCCCATGGCTGCCCGACCACGGCGCCGATCACCTGCTGACGGCGCGACTGGCGCGCCTCACGAGTCGTGCGCTTACGCGTCGGCATCGGTGGCCTCGCTTTCCTCGGGCGTCTCTTCCGGCGCCGTTTCGTTGTCGTCCATCACGACCATCGAGCCCAAGCCCGATGTGATGATCTCCGCCGGCGCGAGGCCATCGCTCACGCGGCGCGTGCGCTCGCGCACAAGCTGTTCGTGCACCGTCTCCCAGTCCTGCCCGGTGAGCTGCGGCGTTTCCATAGCGCGAGTCGAGAAGCCCGCATCGACGCGCCGGATCGCCGCGTTCACTTCCTTGAGCGGGTCGAGCTGCGTCACCGTCGGCCCGGCCCACATCGCGCCGAGGTACGCCAGGCGCGCGAGGGGATCCTCGAGGAAGCCTGGCGCCACCAGCAGGCCCCGCTGCACCGCCTCGGTGATGATCCACTCGTACACGGGCTGGCAGAACGATTCCACGAGCCAGTCCTGTTGCGCCTCGAATGCGCGCCACGCTTCCTGCAGGGCGGCGCGTGAGGCGCTGTAGGAGCTGTTGAATTGCTTGAGGAGCAGCTCGCGCGGGATGCCGAGCGCTACGCCCATGTAGGTCGCGATCGCGCCGACGAACGGGTCGAACTGCGCGTTCGGGCGCCCGGGATTCGCGATGCTGATGTCGTCGCCGGCGGGGAGCTCCACCACCGAGCCTTGCCCGAGCTTCACGTTGTTGCCGACGTCGAGCAGCTCGGTGTCTGCGTCCTCGAGATCGGCGAGGCTCTTGCCCTCCTCGACGCTCCCTGTGCGCTTGATGAACACCGTGAAGAACGACGCGATCACCGCCGCCGCGAGCTCGCTGTCGGTGAACCGGTCGAGCTGCTTGAGCTGCCGGATGACGGGCGCGAGGTACGGCACCCCACGCGTCTGGTTCACCCGCTGCTGTTCGAGGATATGCAGGACCAGCGGGGCGCCGCTCCAGGTCCCGTAGGCCGGGACGAAGTCGTACGTCGGGAGGCCCTGCCCATAGCCCGACTCGCTCGGGTGATGGCTCGCGATGTGGTATCCCACTGCGGCGCCGTACGCGTCGAGCTGGATCCCGTCGCGCAGCGTGGGCCCGTTGATCCGGCCCGGCGGGTTCCCGACTCGATCGGCTTCGAGCAGCTGGATCTTGAGCGCGAGGACATCGCCGGCCCGCGGGACGTAGCGCCGGAGGGCGAACGCGTCCCCGCCTGACAGGACCGAGCGGAGGGCAAGGCGCTGCATCTGGGCGAAGCTGTTCCGTCCGGCCACGTCGAAGCGCTTCGTAAAGGCGACCGCGCGCACGATGCGCATGGCGTCGCGCTGCCAGCGGGTGGCGTCCTCCTCGGAGAGGCCGAGATACTCGCGGTCGATCTGCGGGGTCGGCTTGAGCCCCCCGCCCACGACGTTGTCGAGGCGCGTGAGCATCGCGCCCGTGGCCAGCGGCGCGTTGCGCTCGAGATCGCGCGTGCGGGCCCGAAGGGCGGGCAGATCCCCGAGTGTGTCCTGGTCAGCCGAACCGAGCCCCGGGAGCCACGCCATCAGCTCGCGCAGGTCCGTGCGAGCGCCTTCATAGCCCCCGCGGCCGAAGAACGCCCGCGCCTTCGGGCGTCGGGCCTGCTGTGCCCTGGACAGCGCCGTGCGCTGCTGCCGCGTCACCGGTGCACCACGCCGTAGGTCCGCCCACGCGTGCCGCGCACGAGGCGCGCCAGCTCGTCGGCGTAGTCCTTCTCGAGCTCGCGCAGCGCCTTGAGATCCGCTCTGGTCATCATGCGGCCTTCGGCGGAATACGCCTGGCCACCGCTGACGATGCGGCGGATCGACTCACGGACCCCGACTAGGTCCGTCTCGAGCTCGGCGATGCGGGCGGCGCGTGCAGTGGTCACACGCGCAGGGTAGGGAAACAACCAAGCTTTCGCGCAACTTCTGGTTGCGGATTTGCAAGGGTACCCCACAAAACCACCAGAAACGCGGGGGTGCTCTATAGTTGCGAAAACCGCGAAAGCTCGACTTGTTGCAAATTTGCAAGGGTACCGTCAGACGACGCCGTTGCTCACGATACGCGCACGTGTTCGACGTACAGCAACTAGCGTTGTGGCAGACACTTCGGCGTCCCGGTCGGTGGGTGAGGTCGCCGTGCAGTCCGCACGCGAGAATGGCACGCGAAACCGGGCCGGTGCCCCGGATTCCGAGAGCTTGCACAGGTAGCCGCGCTCAACGAGCGTGGCCAAAGACCGTGATACCGTAGAGGGATCCACCTCGAGGTCGTTCTCGATCGTCGCCAGCTTGAGTTCGCGCCACTCTACGAGGTCGAGCAGCTCGATGGCACTGCGCCACACCTGAAACGCCCGTGGTGGCAGCTTCAGATCGCGGGAGATTTGACGGAAGATCGGGACTTCGACTTGCATCAGTACACCCCTCGCGAAACGACGCGGGGGCGATTGCGGGCGCGAGGTGGTGCATACGGTGCCGACGGGGGGCTGGAGCCGTCCGAGGACGCAGGAATGCTCACCACCTCCCCGCCCTCAGCCCGTGCCAGCTTTGCCAGATCCTGCAGCACGCGAGCACCGAGCGATACGAGGGCTGCGTAGGCGTACACCGTGGTATCGAGTACCTCGTTCGCGAGATCCTTGGCCCTCTTGCGCCACACACGAACGGGCCGACGGTTCTTGTATTCGGTCTTCAGCTCTTCGCTCGTCAGCTGCAGGTAGAACGCAGCGTCCAAGCCATCGGGGAAGTGGATGTATTCCGGGCCCGGTTCGCGGACCTGCAGGCGACCGAACAGCATGTCCTTCACCGTGTCGATGCCCACCACGCGGGAACGGATCGACCGGCCGCTGCGGCGGCGCGTCTCCTTCGGCGGATCAGCGATGACGGGTCGGCCGCGTCCTTCGCGGCCCTGTGTCGGGACCACCTTGGCGCCATTGGGACCGACGAAGCGCCTCGCGAAGCGGTGCACGTGTCCGGTCTGATACTTGGCGTCGATGCACGTCGCGGCGATGAAACGCGTCTTCCCCGATTCGTCGGTGAAGCCTGATCGGAGGTAGTCACCCACCTCGCGCCACGTGCGTTCAAGCGCGGGGTCGCCTTCGACGATGTGCCAGTCGATGACCCAGGCTTCCTCACCCGCACCGTAGCCCCACACGGTTAGCTGCACGCTATCACCCTGCACGTCGCCGCCGGCCACCAGCACGCGGACACCTCTGGGAACCTTGGCTCGGTAGATCTCGGCGCGCTGCTGCAGGAAGTTCGAACTCACGCCAGCGGCCTTTTCGGCAAACGGCAGGCCACAGATGTTGTTGACGAACGTGCGCATCTTCGCCGGCGAGCGGACCGCGCGAGTGAAGCGCTGCGCGATACGGTGCCAGGAGATCAGGGGCGAGATGAAGGCCGGGATGTGGAAGCCTTCTGCCGATCGCCCAGGATGCCGCGGCCGCCACTCGCCCTTGGCCAGCATCTGTGCCTTGTGCCACTCCGGGATCAGGCAGGCGCAATGCTCGCAGACGTAGGACACGGTGCCGGGGACGACTTCCCCGAACTCGTCTTTCTCCCACACGAAGCGCATCTCGCCGCTCGTGTTCTCGTCGCCCTCTTCCATGCCGTCGCGCCACCGCAGCACCTGCATTTCATGGCAGTGGGGGCAGGGCATGTGCCAATCGTTCCACGTCGAGCGCGAAAGCTCTTCGTAGATGCGGGACGCCCCCGAGACCGTCGGCGTGCTCTCGAAGTATTCCTTGTAGTCCCAGAACGTCTCGCCGCGTGAGCGGGCCAGTTCGATCGGGTCGCCGTCCTCACTCAGCTCGGCGATGATGTTGTCGACCTCCGAGAACCAGATCCGGGCGGCCGAGATCGAGCGGAGG